AACAATCCAAACTTACAGCAGATACCTGCAAGGAACAAAGACCTCGGACCACGGATCAGAAGTTTATTTATACCAGAAGAACATTGCAAGTGGGGCTGCTTTGACTACAACCAACAAGAGCCAAGACTTGTTGTGCACTATGCAGCGCTACAAGGTTTCTATTCTGTAGAAGATGTTGTAGACGCTTACAAAGGTGGTGATGCAGACTTCCATCAGATTGTGTCTGATATGGCTGGTATTAATAGAACACAAGCCAAGACAATCAATTTGGGTCTTTTCTACGGTATGGGTAAAAATAAATTACAAGCAGAGCTAGGTATAAATAAGTTACAGGCAGAAGAATTATTTAAACAATATCATAGTAAAGTGCCGTTTGTTAAACAACTCATGGATGCCGTGATGAGCAGGGCACAACGTAAAGGTAAAGTCAGAACGTTGCTGGGTAGACTGTGCAGATTTCATCTATGGGAACCAAATCAGTTCGGTATCCACAAGCCATTGCCTCACGATGATGCGCTCGCGGAACACGGACCAGGGATCAGGAGAGCTTATACATACAAAGCTTTGAATAGATTAATACAAGGATCAGCGGCTGACATGACTAAGAAAGCGATGATAGATTTACACGCAGAAGGTATTATACCACATCTACAAGTTCATGATGAATTAGATATATCTATATTAAATAATAAGGAAGCAAATAAAGTAAAAGAAATAATGGAGTCAACAGTAACTCTTGAAGTTCCTAATAAAGTAGATTATGAAGAGGGTAATAACTGGGGCAGCATTAAATGAGGATTTATTATGGCATACTTAAACGCAAACATACCACCGGAATACGCACAGATAAGAAAGGAGTATCTCTATGACCTTA